GAACCTCAAGTTGGAGCGGACCTGATAGTATGTCTGATTTCCGTGCTGAAATTCTTCCACCCAGACACGGACATTCTGGACACCACGATTGGCGTAGTAATCTTTGATCCTACGGACCAGCCGCTGCGACGCCAATTTGCTTCCGATATAATCTTGTGGTTCACGACGCATCTGCTTCTCCTGTGAGTGCTGCCCACGATACGGGGTAAAGTTCGCGGAGAATATCCCCGATGTCCTCCGCAATCTCGGACGTCTCTGCCTGTGCATCCTCCCCGGAACGGAGCCGGTAAACCCGTGCCCATGCTGCCAGACTGCCGGTCCAGTACCATTCGGTCATGGACGACAGGGGGAGGATCATCCGGGCCTGTTCAGGGGCTACACCAAGGGCCAGAAGATCGTCGTACGCATCGACCAGAACCCGGACGGTGTCCTGATAGACGGTGTACGCAGCCCTCATGTCCCCGATCTGATCGTCCCGGACAGAACCTTGCTTGTTGTTGGCAGCCCGGGGACGCCACGACCGGGGGGTGAAGAACGTCGGGGGACTGTCGATGTACCTGCGGGACACCTCGTTCCAGACAAGGCCGACCTGATGCTTGACAAGCTGTCGGGCGACAAAGATCGGTGCCTCAACATGGATGGTGATCTGCGGATGCCCGAACGGTGTCCAATGCCCGTGCCGGGCAAGGTACCTGATCAGCTTGTCGTTCTGCGCCGGGGTGAACTCGGCTGCCTTCCGGGCGAGCGACACACGCGCAGCGTCAACAACAAGGCTGTCATCGCCCATATGAGATATGTATGTAGCCTTCACAGATAGAAGCCTCGCTTGTTACGGATACCAGACTTGGGGGTCATCTTCTTCGCGTGTCGTCGCCCGTGCGGCTTGTTGCGCCGACGGGTGTGGGTCTTGAGAATGCGCTGCTTCTCAAACCCAGTCATCTTCTTTGCCATGATTTACTCCGGGATGTAGATAGCTTCTGATCCGACCCGGCTCATCTTATACGGAACTTCGAAGTAGTCAAGAACCATATTGATCCGTTCCTCAGAATCGGATTCCTTCGCCTCGATACAGAGGACAGGCCGGTACGTCTGGATCGTCTGCCGGGCACCGAGTAGAACACGAGGCTCCACCCCCTCCACGTCGATCTTGATCAGGTCAACATCAGGAATCTGGAGATCGTCAAGGGCAACGACACGGACGAAGTAGGAGTTAGACTTGATCTCCTCCCCGGGTGCGGCCAGACGCCACATGCCGGAGTTGTCGGCCCTGAGTCGTTTCAGGGCGAGGACGTCCGGACCTTCTGCAACGGCTGCATCGTTGACGACCACGTTCTTCAGCCCGTCAGTGTTCCGGTACAGGGGGAGAAGATTCTCCGGGCACGGCTCGAACGACCAGACAGACTTGAAGACCTCGGCGAAACGGCGGGTCCAGATACCGACGTGTGCACCGACATCGACAGCAGTCCGGTGTTGACGACAGGCGGCGATGGCAGCCTCGCGCTGCGGCTTCTGGTAATCCCACCCTGCCCCGGCAAAGTGGGAGTCAGACGCAGGAAGATGGAGGGTACGTTCAGGGCTGTTCATATTCGTCGGTGTCCTCGTAAAGATCGTTGTACTCGCTCATCTCAGTCCCCTCGTACGGGCAGGGACCGGTGTGTCGTTCGTCGCAGAACAGGCAGTACTCGTTCGACGACATTGATGCGTTGTCCTCGTTCAACGACAGCCGGGCTATCTCCCGCTCGGCGTACCACATAATCTTCCGCAGATCGTAGAGCGTGTCAGCCCCCTCCTTCCGGCCAAGGCGGTACGCAGCCTTGAAGATATTACCGACAGAGAAGTTCATGTCCCTGTACTCGATAAGGTCCTGAAGTTCCCGGGCACCCGGGGGCAGTTCGTAGTAGTCGGTAGACCAGCCGTCAGACTTGGTCTTAGTGGTTGAGGATCGCATTGATCTTCCTTCTGACAAATGTTTCTGTCCCGTCCCGGAGAACCCGGGTTGCATAGGTTCTGACCTGAATGGGATCGACGGAGGCAAGGTCACAGACTGTTTCGAAATCTGTGGCCGTGACCCCAGCCGGGGCGAAGAACCATCCCTTCGCCCTGTCCCGGGCCAGTACCGCTTCTGCCGACTCATTCTCGTTCTCCGGCTTGGTTGCGTCAAGGAGTGCCTGAAAGATTACCGCAAGGAAGAGCAGACGGTGAGGGTCCTGCCTGTTGTCCCGGGCTGCCTCGTCTAATAGCAGATCGAGGAATCCATCGTCAACTGTAATTTCTGACACGGCGAACAACTCTCTGTTTGTCGGCGTCAGAGAGGAACTCTCCCGGGATAAAACGTATCTTGTCGATGAATGCGTTATAGAATATCCGGTTACCGTTCTCGTCAGCCAGTGTCAGCACGTCGGCTACGTGCTGTAGATTCGTCTCCCCGTACGTCAGCCCGCCACGGGTCTGAAACTCTGCCAGTATCTCGAAGTGAAAGTTCTTCTTCCCAAGCCGGGTGATGTCCTCGTTCACCTCCCGGGATGACGAGGTGTATGTCCTCCAGTCCGACACACCACGACGACGTCCCTTCGAGTATCGGTGATACTGCTTCTTCCCGATGTACCGCCGCCCGGTCAGCGTGTTTACAATCAGATAGACAAAGCCGAAGGATTCTTCAGGGTCCAGCTTCAGCCTTCCGGGATTTTTCCAATGACCTAGGTTAGACTTCCGGGACATTTGGTTCACGGGATACGTGGGTGAGGTACTTCACTCCTCCGGCGTAGGCGAATCCTCGTAGACCTCGACCGCCATTTGCATCGGCCCAGCACTCAGATCGGTGATCACAGAACGAACACGCCTTTGGCAACGCCATATTCCCTGACGCCCCGTCTGGGACCGGATCGTAACACCGAGATGGAGGATCATCAGAATCGAGTACGGATTTGACATGGGCAATTCGCTCCGGGACATTGATCATCTGATTACCGGAGACAGTGCAGACGCCGATCTCCCCCGATTCCTTGTTGATTGCAAGGAAGGCAGCCCGGCTGTCCCCCTCTGCATGAGCATAGGCAGACACCTGCCCGATGTACCCGAACGGATCGTCGGATGTCAGCGTCTCGGCGTCTGCAAACTTTCGGAATCCAAATCGGGACGTAGTCTTCACGTCGGTGATGACCCCGTCGATCCGGGCATCCATGTGCCCGACGACACCATCAACCTCCAGCGTCTTCTGCTCGTCCTCGACGGTATGTCCTGCCTCCTTCAGGAGGAAAAGAACGAGGGCCTCCATGATATGCCCCATCAGAAACTTGATGCGGGTTGAATACTGGAGGCCCCCGGTCCTGCCACGTCGAATATCGTACCAAAGCTGACGATCTTTCCGCCCAAGATTAGACATCCGAAGATTGGACGGGCCAGACGTTGTCTCCCCGATAGACCGGAGAACCGATTCCTTGACGTCAGTCAGGAACCGCTCGACATTCCGGGGATCAGGAGACGAGACCCCGAAGTCGAACATCGTCTGTAGATCATCAGTGATGGTATCGATATTCTTCATGGCAATGTACTATGCTGAGAACGCAGACTCACTGCCGGAGGCAGCGGCCTTGAAGTCAGCCATCGGATCAGCACCCGGGCTGTACTCGTTCAGTTCAATAACCTGAACGCCGAGGAGTTCAACCCCCCACTTCTTCAGCTTCTTGTAGTGGATCGGCTGGAAGGAGACCACAACCTCGGAACCGTTACCGATAAGCACGTCCGTGGGAACAGGATTCAGATCAGCGTCCACGACCATGATCGTGTTCTCAATCTCGTCACGCTCCCCGGTCTCTCGATTGTAGATAGTCTTGACGTTCTTCGCCTTGAACTGGATGAAGTCGCCCATGACATCCTTCTTGTCGGTCTTGATCTTGTCGCCAAGATTCAGACTCTGAAGGAGAGCCTTGTCGTCGTCGGTCAGGTGACCGATGTTGATCGAGTACTCAACCTTCTCCGGGTCGAAGTAATTCGGTTCCGGCTCATGAACCTTCGCCCAGTAGCACTTTCCACGCAATGCAGCCATGATGTTTTCCTTTCGGGTTTGTGGGTGCACGAAGTCCCGGTTACGTGCAGGGGGAGAACCTAGACGATTCTCCCGCACCTGTCAACCATCAAATCGTGAATCGTTGACAATCTTTTCTTCCCACCTGTGGTTGGTCAGTTCGTCAACCATCAGGCGGAGTCGTCGGATTTCCTCGGCAGCCTTCCACTCCAGCGTATCTTCCTTCGGGAAGTCAGACGGTGCATCCGGCGGATAGGTGCTGTCGAGTTCAATCTCCTTCGCCTGAACACGGAGGGCTTCCTCAATGTCCTCGGCGTTGTCCCCGGTCAGACTGAGTTCGAAGGTCGCGAACTCCTCGGAGTTCATGTAGAACGACAAAGTCTGGAGGACGCAGCGTCGCATGTATTCGTCATGCTCATGCCTCAGATACGACAGGCTTTGTTTCAGGGAGGCAATGACAAGGTCATCCGCAAAGTCACTGTGAAGTTCAACTTCAATCTTCACGACAGGTACTCCTCAATGTCCATCTGGTGTCCGGTTTTGTAGTACACAATCCGGTACGTGTCAACCATGTGCATGGCGTAAAGTTCTGCGTCTGTCTCGTCGTCGAACCGGCAGACGTCACGCCACAGTCCGTCACTCTGCTGCTGTACGATCCACATTGGGCATCTCCTTCTGAAGAGCAGATTGTGGTACCCACCAAGCATCGCCCGGATGCCAGTACTGGTCGTCCATAGCGTCAGCCCCGTGAATGTATCCAGCATAATTGAACGTGCCGGACTTTCGGTCGTGAGTTATAAGAACGTAGGTATGAGTCCGGATATACTCCGTCGGATCATCTTTATGATCTTTCGGCCTGACAATCAGATGTCCGTCCCTGTAATCTGTCGTCTTAACCTCGATGTCGTCACCCACATCCGCAACCAGCGATGTCCGTCCAGTCCACGGCAGGCCGCTGATGATGGAGAACCATAGTTCAGCCCGTGCACCCCAGATGTCGGACCACTTTCTGCCATCGGTAGAAAGGTTGGCAACAAGCCTGTCCGTCACCCCGTGGCGTCGGCTGCTGGTATATCTGGCAAGACCAACTTCTGTTGCTGTCTTGGTCTCTTCCTCTGTCAGCGT